CCTTATTGCAATCGGTATAAAGGGCAAATTCGATCAACTCACGAACATACTTATTCATATGTGCATCAAACCTTGACACATCATATAAGTCTGCACGTGGAAGGTCATATTTGCCCCACTGATTGTTTACCCAACCACCAACTTGTCTCGTAGTCATACCCTTAGCAAACATCTGCTCATCCTTCCTACCAGAGGGTTCAAAATTTTGACACCATCCAAAGATCCAATGTTCAATGGGAATCAGCACTCGTTGAAATTGTGCTGTAAACACGAACGACCGAAACTGGATAAGCCTAGGATCCTTCATCTCATTAGGATCAGTAAGGTCATCTCCAGCCTTCTCATGTTTAATAAATCCATGAACCATTGTATCTTTGTCCATAAGTCCTCTGGTTTGGAAGTCCTCCAAAGCCTGAATTACCCGAGCCCGACGGTGACTCGGCGTCAACCTAATCACCTCTTGGTCCGTAAGAGTACAGAACCGTTGCCGCGGCCTAACACTATGAAAGTGCCGGGCCACAGCTCGCACCGTGGGAAGGGATGGGAGCACTCTGCTCACCAAATGCCTATTGTGCAATGACCGCAATTCATTCTGAATGCAGCCATGATACACAGTCATTGGCATCTGGTACCCCTCTGGTTTGTCCACAACAGACCAGCAGCCATGTCTATGGTCACAAATCTGTGTGGGCACGAAATCGATGGAATGTTGTTCACCGATCTCACCGAGGGGTGCTTTAGAGCAAAGTGCCCGAGGCCTGCGTTGTTGTCAATCCAAAGGTATCACCTGCGTGTCAAATTTGAGCAAATACTTGCCCAGCAGAGACCCGCCGATGACGCCCGTCAGCCAGAATAAACCAGCTTTAAATCGACCCTTCCGCACTGCGTGCAGAAGACCCACAACACTGATGGCATTGCCAGCAATGATGTGCCAACGGTACCTGAGCAATGGGGAACTCTGTCTCATTGCTCGCCCTTCCAAACGGTTGTTCCTATACCAGTACTTAGCCTGCTTCAACCCAGATGTACCCAGGAAGGCCTTATACAGCCACCCATACGGTATTTCAAGGCGATTACTATCCCCAATGGCCTTAACCATGAGTTGTTCATCACCCTCACCTTTGAGCCAACGCAGACATACCCGGTCTCTCATGTCCAATTTTCGTTTGCCGGACCAATCACTATGGTGTTTGACCATATAAGCCTCAAGATGTCTTTGGGCAATATGGAGATTAACGATAGTTCTACGAACTGTCGTCATCTTCAAACACACATGGCTGAGGATGGAATCCTCTACTAGTCGGTCCGGTTGGATCGTAGCCGCACCTGCACCAATAAATGTGCGCGGGGTGGCAGCTGGGGATGTCGATGCAACAATGCCGGTTGGATCAGGAATTGCATCATTTCCCGATCCAATTGGTTCTCCAACAGGAATGACCTCAGGGACATTGCAAATTGGTTGTGGGGTAGGGGGCACATCGACGACCTGTTCTCGCGGATTGAGGCCAACGAATAGGTCAGCGACATCCCCATCAACAGGTCGTGGCTCTCGTGCTGGCAAATCACTATGCTGTTGAGCAAGTTGAGCTTCCAGCTCTGCCAGCCTGGCTCGATATCCGTCTCGTGCCCTCGCTTCCCCATCCAGGATGCCACGTCGGTATCCCGCGGCATAACCGCGGTCCCAAGGGCCAGTCCTGGTGGAAGACTGAGATTCACGCCTCGGTCCAGACTGTGTCTGGGCAATCTTGACGCCTGGGTTTTCACCCAAGAAAACGCACACTCAAACTCTTCAATTTTACCCTAAGCAGGGCCAACAGTAATCAACTATTGAAAGTAAACAAAACGCGGAGTTGAGAGTACAAGCTAGTCTTTCCTAGCAGTCACTTTAGTTTCCTCAAGTGCACAATTACTCGAATGACTCAGTTCAGATAAGTTCGGAT